CACCTGTAAGAGTAGTTTCAGAGGTTCCTGTGACCGTTTCATTGCCTAGAGAAGATGTGGCAGATACACCTGTTACATCAAAAGCTACAGATGTAATTACGGTTTCATTACCCAAACTAGCTGTAGCAGATACACCAGAAGGTGCTGCAACGGCATTTAAGTCGGTAGCTACGGACTCATTACCTAAACTAGCTGTAGCAGATACACCTGTTACAGAAACTTCAATTTCTGCGCCTTGCGTACCTAAAGAGGCAAAGGAGTCTTCAGCAAATGCTACTGCGCCAAAAAACATTTAGCCTCCTATCCTGCTAAGTCTCCGTGCAATACAATCTGACAATACTTCGCATCTCCAACAGATGTATTAGAAAAGTTGGTATTAGAAAACATCTTTGCAAAATTTGTTTGTTGGGTTTGGTGTATTTGCGAAACATCACAATAAGAGCTACCAGGAGTTACTGTGTCTGCCTGTTGAACATTAGATGCTCCAGCCCATGAAGTATTTTCTTTAAAGTTAGTAGTAAAATTAATTTGTGTTTGACCAGCACCTAAATCTCCTAAAGAAGTTTCATTAAAACTATCTCTTATTGTATGATTTGAACTTTGTTCAAAGTTAGCCCAAACTTTAGCACTACCCCTCGATACAAAAGAAGTTGCTACCTTATTAGTAGCACTACCATCAGCAGTTGTAATTGAATCTACTCTAAGTTCGCTTGCCATTACGCTAAATCTCCAAATAGCATTATTGGATTAAAATCTTCATCAAATTGTGTTCCTGCACCAGATGTATTGCTTGGATACCCAACAGTAAATCTAAACGCACCAGCCGCTTGCCCACCTGTATATTTAGAAGACGTTCTAGCACTAACCCCTGTAGTTTCATTATGACTATTTATCACAAACATATAAGCGGTATTACCCATATTGTTAGTTAAATTAAAAGTATAATCACCAGTGTCATTATCTGTCATAGTAGAAGAATTGAAAGAAGAGTTTGTAATTACTTCTGCTGTTCCTGTACCATCAATCATTCCATATGCTTTTGCTAATCCTTGCTGTAAGTTTGTAGTGCCACCAGTTTGATTAGATTGACCAGCGTTAGTAGTTGGTGCGCCACCTTCACCAAAGATTGTAGTGCTACCACTTGCTATGAGATTTGCTAAATCAGATGCTCTGCTCATGCTAATTCTCCCATTTGTATATATCCTACATCGGTAAATTCATTATAAGCACCATCATCACTTCCTGCGATTAGTCCAACACCTGTTGTAAGTTTTTTAGTATCAGGATAATTATATTTGACAGAAAAATTATCGTTATCACTTGCTCCTGCATCTCCTGCCATACTTGCTGAAGCATAATTCACGTTGGCCATATTATTTGTAAAAGCCGCATCAAATTTAGCATCTGAAACATCTGTTACGCTACTAAAGTTAAAACTATTATCTGCATGAGGTGTTCCAGTAGCGTCAAAATCTCCCCAAGCCTTTGCCAAACCTGATTGTAAATTAGTAGTCGTACTGTTGCCCTCACCTGTCACGGATACTGACCCAGCCGTAGTAACCCCTGTAATTTTATCTACTTTGAGTTCACTAGCCATTATGCTAAATCTCCAAATACAGACATATAACCTAATCTGTCTCCAATATTGCTAGTATCAGCATCGTGCATTTGATTTTTAATCGCACTTGTAGTTGTTGTACCAGCATCTATAGTAGTTGTGTTGTTAGCGGCTACTGTCCCAGATAAATAAATATTATCTGTAGATGAAAGATTAGATGTTAAATTACCGTTTATTTTACCTGTACCACCATCTTCTCCACTACTTATATTTAAAGTTCTGGCAGAAACATCATTTTGACTCAACCCAAAATAAGTGCTTGACGTATGAGTATTCATACCAAACAAAACAATTGCCGCCTGTTGCTTAGTCAACGTAACAGGGCTAGTACCATTTTTTGCCGCAATCGTATCTACATTTAATACACTGGTCATACAATACTCCAGTAGCCATTAACAGTGACTGTAGCGTTTTGTGTGATAGGCCCAGCAGATAAACCATTTTCATCACTGTCTATTGTAAGGTCATTGCTTATTGTCTGACCATTTAAACGTATAATACTGTTATTACCTTTGAACGGATATCGAGTGTCAGACTCTGTTTTAGTGTAGTTCTCTGCAACACTAAATACATCATACACAATCATCTCAATAACATCGTTAGCTTGTGCGCCTGTTGTTAGCGTTACAGTTGTGCCATTTGTTGCCGCATAGTCAGTAGTTGGTTTAAGCAAAACCCCATTCTGATATACGTCCATGAACATACCATCTGTGTATGTAAGGGTATTAGATGAACTGTCACTTCCAGAAAACGCTGTCTGGTTATCGTCTGCTGTATACAAAAATCGTGTTCTTACACCGTTAGTTGGACTTTTTCCTATATACGGCATTACTTTAAACTCCTTATGGCTTAGTAGGCCAAACAACATCATCTAGTGATGTGTATTTATTTGTTATATCTCTAAGTTCTTGACGATATGTTTTCATATTAGATGACATGGTTTGATCCGACAAACCATAATAATCTGTGTCAATTAAACGATTATTACGTTCTATTCTTAACATATCTAATTTTACTTCTTTTAATAATTCTGCTTCTTTTTTTACAAGAGCATCGTTATCTAGTGACACTTTCTTATCATCTTTATCATATGCAATTGCAGAAGAACCATCTCCTTCAATTCTAACAACAGTAGGATATAAGGCATATATAGCTTCATGTCTCATCCTGCAATCTCCATTACAGTTATGTTAGAGGCTGTTCTACCTACAAAATCTGAATCACTATTGTTATTACTCATTCTGTTTACATAAAATGTGCCACTGTACGTTGAACCAAGTGTTCCTTGCAATTTGTAAGTAACAGCACTTGTTGATGAAGGGCTATCTAAATGCATACCACCTAAATTAGGTAATTCTAATGCATAAGGAGATGAGGCAGTTCTACTAAGAGCAGATGAACGTATTCTATTGCTACCCTCTGCGTCACCTATGTAAATTGCAGTGCTATCTCTTACAATACGAACGTGTAAAGTAGCGGTAGTTGTTTGAGAGCAATTAACATTAAACATTACAAGAATTTTATTGTCTGTAGATGCTGGTGTAATAGAAACCGATAACCCACTTAAATCAACAAAGGTGCTTGTACTAGAGCTTGCAAAACTAGCTACAGCCGTCTGTGTTGCAGATTTAACTTGCAAAATAGAATCTGTAGGAAATATAAGTCCTGCTGGTCTAACTTGTGTTAGTGCCATAGCCTACTCCTATGCGTATGGGCTTGCCCCTAATACACTTGTGTCCCATGCGGCTTTTAACTCTGCAATCGTTTTAGCATCTGTTATAGCTTGTGCCGCTGGTGCATCACGAAGAGCTTTTTTCTTGTTCACAGAAGCAGTCTTGGCATCTGCATCATCTGCTTCCAATGCTTTCATGTATACAACGTCTTCTGCTTCAAGCAAAGGCGCACGAACTTCTCTTATCTTATCTTTAAAAATAGTTTTTGCAGTATCTAGGTCTTCTGATATTACACTACCAGAAAGTGTCCATGCACCACGAAAATGACGATCAGACGGCTTAGTGACACTAGCGGCATTTGCCTGATTGCCGTCCTTATCTAGTATATATGTTGTTACAGCCATCTAAATCTCCTTTATGCGGCTACTAGTTCTTCAGAGATGCGCCAAGCGTTTCTCCACTCTCTTGTTGCAGGAAGTTGATTCTTCCTACAGATAACCATCTTTGGACGATTACCTTCATCCCAATTTTTCCAAACGTGTTCTGGTATATCCTTTTGAATTAAATATTCTATTGCCTCTTCCTCTGTCATTGCCTCAATAGGTTCTGTTTGATGTAATAAATACCCACGAGTATGTTTTTTAAAATTAGGTTGAGCTTCATCCTTCTTTAATTCCCAGTATACCCAAACAGGGGGCAGTATACCACCCTGTAATGCACAAGCCATCCAATTAGGATCAGGCACAAGTATCTTTGCACACTCTTCTATCTTATCTTCATAAACGACTCGATAGTCTGATTGCACTCCGTCTAGGTTTTCTTTAGCCCAACATAGTCTGTCAAATAAATGTGTTCCTTGAAATTGTGGTGTATCCATTATCTATCCTATTGCCATTATTTCTAGTGATGGTGCATAAAATTGATCGCTAGTAGAACCATCGAAATGATGTGTTTCATGTAGTTTTGATTCATTACTACTTCCCCATTCTCTTCCTTGCATTTTGATGGTTTTTGCTGTTGTCCAACTTGTAAGTGCGCCAGTGTTAAAATCAGTTGCGGAAGCATTACATTGAAATGTTGCAACGTGGGTGGTCATCTGTCCGTAAGAACTTGGCATTCCAATACTGAATCTTCGATATATAATTTCATCATCATCAAGATAGGTACGAAAGTGCGAAAGTGGATTAGTATCGTGCCTATCATGTAAAAAACTAAACTTGTATACTACATTTTTTGTACCTTCAGGCGGTGTATAGGTTATGCTACTTCCTGTTATATCTGTATACGTTGTGGTCATATTTTGCACACCAGTAACATTTTCAAGTGTATATGTGCCACTCAAAACCTGAAAGGTTTGCCCAACACAAATACCGCAGAACATCTCAAGTATTCTACCAGTGCCTGTATTATTATTCTGCAACAGGAGATTATCTACTTTTAAGGTACTCATGCCAAATCTCCTGAACACATTCCGTTTGAACTAGCATCTGCAAAATTTCCAGAACTATTTACAGTTTCTAAACCAAATGTACTGGCAGTTTTTGCGTAACCATGATACGGATATTGAAGTATAGTGCCTTGTGTAACGCACCAATCTGTAGCTGAATTCATAGGATTTGTTAAGGTTATAGTTGTTCTACCTGTGTTATCATCACTAAAACTACTGTTATTAAAACTATCCCCAACAGTTCCTGCACTCGAACTTGCACTTACTGTCCATGCTTTTAATAAACCTTGCTCAAGATTTGTTGTAGTTGTGCCACTATCATGACTGGCAAAAACATTTATAATTTTATCTGTGGTCTTTCCTTTAAGATTGTCAACTATGAAGGTACTCATGCTAAATCCCCCAATACTGCACCATTAAAAACTTCTGTATCTTGTGGAGAATTATTGGCATAATTTGAAAAACCTATACCTGATGCGTCATAAAATGGTGTATAACTATTTGCTATATTTCCACCCATAACAATGTCAGATTGAAACTGAGCGTTCCAATTACTATCCGTTGTGCCATTACTTCCTAGCGCAGAATAATTTGCAGATGACATATTATTTGTAAACGCAACTTTATAATCTCCTGTGCCTAAATCTGTACTGCCACTTGTATTAAAACTATCTCTGAAAGCAATAGTTCCTGTTCCATCTAAAGACCACCAAGCCTTTGCCGCATCCTGCTTAGTCAGTGTAACTGCACCACCTGCAGATGTTTGTATTGTTGTGACCTTCAATGTACTCATATGATTGCCAACGTACCGCCATCTTCTACTTGTAAGGTGACATTAGAATTAATTGTAATAGGGCCTGTGGCACTAGCGTTTTCTGCGCCACCTATTGTTACATCAGAGCCTACTGTCTTATCGTTTACACGAAACATACCACCACCAACAAAATCAGATTTGTTAGCTGTTGGAGGTGTAACTGTGGCAATATTAAGACCAAGAAAGTTTACAAAGATATTACCTGTGCCTGTAGAAGGAGCAGTGCTAAAACTAAGTGTTGTGCCACTTACGCTATATTTATTTGTATCTTGAATAACGCCATCGACAGAAACAACAATATCCTGGTCGTTTCCTACTGTTCTAGATAGAGTAAAAGAGGTAGTAGAATTGTTTCCGTTAAATCTCTCTACGGATGGAATATCTACAAAATTTGCTGTTGGTTGACCACCGATGTAAGGCATAATCTCTCCTATGTGCTTATGGCATCAACAACAGATATCCACGCATCTAAACTACTCGCTGTGTTACTAACTACCTTTAGAGCGTCCCCACTCACCAAGGTTATTCTTGCGCCACCATCTAATACTTGCAAAGTGCTTCCTGTTGGTATAGGTGCATTTTTTATAATGTAATAATCGGCACTGCTTACTGTGATATACACACTTACAAGTATTTGTGATGTATGCACATTGGCAAGGTTGATACCTATGATTGCATCATCTGAGTTAGCTGTACGCAAGGTACTAGCGGATGTTCCTATGTTTCTTGCTATGTTTCTTTCAAAATCTTGTGCCATTATAATACCATTGCCATTGCTGTTGCGAAAGCGGCTGTTGTACCCCCACTTGTTATTCCAAGATTTGCAGGGGTAATCTTTTTCATTGTACCACCATCATCTACAAGAACGAAGTCTGCATCACTGCTTGATGTAGTGGTGGTTGGAGTGTCTGAATTACCTGTTGTGAGAACAGTTCCAGAAGCATCAGGTAAGGTAATATCTCTATCCGCAGTTGGGTCTGTTACTTTTAAATTAGTTTCATGACCATCAGCAGTAGCACCTTCAAACGTAATAAAAGGATTGTTTTGATAAAGATATAAACCTCCTCCACCAACAGTTTGGTTAGAAGATTGGAATCTAGCTACAAATTCATCATTTACTCTAATAACAAATCCAGTAAGGGTATCTGAAACATTCACCGAATTACCATTAAAATTGAAATCATCAATTTGTGCTTCCGTAATAGCACTATTCGTACCAAGTGTTACTCCATCAATAGCACCACCATCGATGTTTACACTGTCTGCCGCTTGTGTAGAAATAGTTCCTAATCCTAAATCTGATAAAACCTCACTTGTACTTCTGCTTTCTAAACCATTAGCTGTAAACCGTGCAAATTCATTGTCTGCTACAGATGTACTGTCTATCTTGACTGCGTTTGTGTTAGATATACCAAAGGTGAGACTTGCTTGTGCGCCTATGTCTGACAGAACCTGAGAAGCAGAACGGCCCTCGATTGATGTGCCGTCTACTCGTAGGAAATCGTTATCTGCCACACCGCTTGTAAACTTAGGAACATTGTTGTTTGATATACCTGTGGACAGAGTGGCCGTTGCTGTAATAGCCGTGCCATTGAGCGTCATGGCATCTGCCTCTAATGTTCCGTCTACATCTACATCACCAGAAATATCTAAACTTGTTGCGGCTACCTCTCCAGTTACTGAAATACCACCACTAGCTGTTTCTAACTTTTTACTGTTGTCATGGTAAAGCTCAACAGAACCATCATTGTTTGCAATAATGCTTTGTTCTCCATACTTACCTTGTATTTTTACATCGCCTGATGTGTCACCAATAATTAAGTCACCAGTTCCATTTACAATATTTGAGTGAGTGCCATTATGCCATATCTGTAAATCTGAACTACCGCTACTACCAAGTCGTAATCGAACATTATCACTAAATTCTAAATTACCAGATGTTTTTGTATCTGCCGCATCACTGCGTAGGAATGATGTGCTGTCTACACTATCAAGGGTGGTTGCGTTTACGTTAGTAAGACTAGAGCCATCTCCATCAGTAAGCAAAACTGTACCTGTCGCATTTGGTAGGGTTATAGTGCGGTCTGCGGTGGGGTCGGTAACAGTAAGTGTGGTTTCGTTACCATCATTTGTTGAACCTTCAAATATTAAATCAACATTTTGAGCGAGTAATAAATCACGGTTTTGTATTTGAGTTGAACCATTACCTGTCATAACAATTCTATTTTGGATACTTCCAGTGCTTACAACTTTTAAATCTAATCTTGCATCTTCTGAACCACTTGTTGTGTCAATGATGTCCACGTTTATTTTTGCATATACATCTTTATTTCCTGCGCTATCTTCTCCAGAAAAATCTATATGACCTATGACATCATTTGCGGCTGGACTAGAGCTATTTCGATATAATGTTAAAGATGGATTTTCGGTAGCACCATCATCACTACTTATTATCTGCACATCTTTGTAAAATTGAGATTCACCATCTTGGTGGACTGTGTAAAGATCTAAACTTCCATTTGTTTCCACAAATGTTTCTATCGCACCATTTTCTGTGCCATCTGTTACATCTCTTATTCTAGTTTGTATCTCACCATAGGTTATTTTTTCACCAGCATCATTCTCACCGCTGAAAACTATATTACCAAGGATGTCTTGATCCGCTGGACTAGAACTGTTTCTGTAAATGTCTAGTGTAGGGCCTTCGCCAGAACCACTACCAGTATCAGTAAGGGCAAGGTCAGGGCCAACATTTACTGAACCACCACTTATATTAAGATACAAGGTACTCGCACTTCCATTATTACGAGCCTGTATTTCATTTCCATCTATTGCGATATTTAAATTATTATCAGGGCCAATCTGCAAAGGGTGTCCAGTAGAAGAGGGAGTTACGTCAGTTGTACCTGTTAATCTTAAAGATGTAGTTGTTGTTGTTCCTGTGATAGAAGCATCGCCTGTACCACTAAAACCATTGATGACAGGCGTAGTTAAAGTCTTGTTTGTAAGTGTATCTGTGGAGCTTGCTGTAATACCGCCTATGTCTGACAAAACTTCAGATGTGCTTCTACTCTCAAGACCATTTGCAGTAAATCTTGCGTATTCATCATCTGCAACAGAAGTGCTATCAATTTTTACTGCGTTAGTATTAGATATTCCAAAAGTAAGTGAGGCTTGACCACCTATGTCTGACAGAACCTGAGAAGCAGACCTACCCTCTATGGCTGTACCATCCACACGCAAAAAGTCATTGTCTGCTACACCACTTGTAAATTTAGGCACGTTATTATTTGATATGCCTGTAGATAAAGTTGCAGTAGAGGTTATGGCTGTACCATTGAGTGTCATAGCATCAGCTTCTAGTGTACCATCTACGTCCACATCTCCAGAGATATCTAGGCTTGTTGCCGCTAATTCTCCTGTAACTGTCGCACCGCTTGAGGTTGTTTCTATCTTCTTACTGTTGTCGTGATATAGCTCTACTGCTCCGTCAGTAATAAACCTAGCTAAGTTTTCACTAGCATTTTTACGCAAATCAATGCCTGTGCCATCAGTATCAATTAGTAAACGCCCTGTTCCCAGTTCTCTTATAAACGAATTAGACCCATCGTGAAATATTTCTAAATCACTACCAGTGCCAAACACTGCTTTAACATTATCACTAAACGTCAAATCGCCAGATGTTTTAGTATCTGCCGCATCACTTCTTAAAAAAGAACCACTGTCTATACTGTCAAGAGTAGCGGCATCTACGTTAGTAAGATTACGACCATCTAAGGCGATGATATGACCACTAGCATCTCTAAACACTGCCTTCTCTGCTGGCTGAGTGCAGAATATTGTTTTTTCTCCTGCACCCCAATTAACAGCGTTATCATTATTTGTAGACTGAAGTATAGTAGTTCTGGCTAGTGTAGTACCAGAGGCAGTGTATGTGCCTATACCAACTTCAAAATCAGAGCCAAGAGTACAAGCATAATAGGTAGTGTTACCATTACCGATTGTAGTAAAAGGCTCAAAACCAGCAACAGCACCAGCGAGAGTATAAGTACCAGTACCTGTTGTGGTGGTGGTTTCTTTGACCCTATCGGCAAGTACGAGTGCCATAATGTCACCTATGTAAGTCTAATTAAAGATGTGCTAACACCAGTTGCTGGCATATCGATTGTAAATGTTCCAGATGTGGAAGTTTTATTTTCAGTAAAATCAATAACCGCTATAGCTGGATCACCAGATGCAGTATCATTATAAAGCACCCCGCCTCTAGCAGTAATTGTAGCATCTGAAATGGTTATATCTCCAAATGTTACATGACCTACTTCGCTTGTGCCTGAAGTATTTGCGTTTGGGGCTACTAATGCGGCTTGATGGCCCCCAGTTGTATAGCCACCACCAGATACTTCATTAGAAGCTGAACTGCTATAAGCCTGAACAGAAAAGTCCATATCTGTTCCAGTACCCCCTAAGTTATCATTTCCAGCTTGGCTGTTTGTATATAAAGCCATTTTTACAACTGTTCCTGAGCCAGTTGAAAAATTATGAGTTCCTTCAAAAAGCTCCTTTTTAAAACTTCTGCATATTTTACTTGAGCCAGTAAAAGCCATTATAGTCTCCTTATGATATTAGCCATATCTTGATGGCCGTTAGAAATTAATATCTGACATATAGTATCACGCTCTTGCTTCTTTGCCAATGCAACGTAATGAACTAATATATTTGCCATTTGGTCTTTAAATGCTCTTGCCTGTTCTTTTATAGCTGGATGCGTACCATCTGCTATATAAATAATTCTATCTAAGGCCATCTCTACTATTTGCTCGTTAGACAAGCCTCCATTATCAGAAGTATAAACTTTAACTGGGCCTAAACCCATCTCATTATCAAGCATTTAACACCTATATTCTTGGCGCACGTTTGTCGCCCTCTCTGGTATAATCAATCGTTTCTTTTGCCTCTCCGTAGTTTTTAAGAAGCGTAAGAGCGTCATCAAACTTAGTCTGATACATTTGCATAACATCAGGCTCGCCCTTCATAAATATATAAGCCTCTGTCAATGCACCATATAAAATAGCATTTGGCGCATTTGTTCCTAGCCAAGAAGTGCCGTCACCAGATGCTGTTATTGATACGGGTCTATAGTAATAATGTAACTCAACAGAATAATTACTATTAGGAGTAGGACTAATAATAAAATTATCGACATCGTAGAGAGCATAGTATCTTGGAACACCTGTAGTTGAAGGATTAGGATTATATTCTTGTATAAAAGTTACATCTTTAAATAATAAGAACTCTGTATTGCTATTGTTTGTTATAGATAACGAAAATGCAGATAAGTAATCTGTAGGAGCGGCTAGAAATTTATTACCGCTTGTCATTGTTCCTGTAACATTTTTTCTAAATAAACTAAGGTCTATTAATTTAAATATGCGCTCTTCTGCATTTTTAATAAAATTAGGTATGTTACTAACAAATGTAGTTTCATCATTCTCAGTATAATCTTTAATCGCCTGTGTAAGCGTTGTATTAGTGTAACTCATGGTGTATTCGCCTGACCGCCCATGCCGCTATGGTTTGTACAATAGTAATATAATGTTGGCGCACTAGCGGCAACTGTTATTTGCGTATATGCTCCTGAACTTCCTGGTGTACCAGCAGTGGTTACACCTGTAGTATATTCACTACCACCTCCATGTGTCCCATTAGAAGTGGTAGAAAACCTTAATGGATGACCTGAATTAGAACTATGACTTTGATCAAAACGATAAGTAGAACCTTCATTCAATGTAATAGCAGAGCCTGTCTGATTTGAACCATCTAGAAAATATTTATTACCACCATCATCTACGACTGTAACTGCAAATAATTGATATGCAACTATAGAACCCAATGTGGTTGATGATAAAATAGATGGCGCACTATAACTAGATGTTCCTGGCACAGATACCGTAACACTAGATATAGAAGAGGAAACATTTATGCCATTAACTGATATTGTCGCGGCATTATCTATGAATTTATCTGGCCTTGGATCTCTTAATGCTTGTGGGTCAAATACCTTAACTCGACCTAAAAAGTTTTGAGGATGGTCTTGGTCAGCAACATCTTTCCCAACTCTTAATCCTGTCTTTACGCCATTCTTGTATTCATAAACAAGCTGGTCTAGAGGATATCTAAACCCAGTTCTATCGCAAAAACCAAAGGCATATTTACCACGAGCATAAGACAATTATCTACTTCCTAACTGTTCCGCCAGTTTTCTTCATACCTAGCATTTTTTTAATTCTACCAAATACTGATTTCTTTTGTGGCTGTTTTGGATTTGCTTTTTTAGCGGCTTTCTTAGGTGCTGGCTTTCTTTTTCTAGTAGCCATTCTACCGCTTGTTATCTCTTTACTAGTCATACCTCTGTAAGGATTTGTAGTTCTTGTATTGCTAGGTATTTTTATGGTTTGACCAGCCCTAATCATATTAGCATTTTTAATACTTGGGTTAGCCGCAACTATAGCTTTTACTGTTGTGCCTTGCTTTTTAGCAATATCAGATAAGGTGTCCCCTGGTTTTATTTTTAAAGAACCACCTCTAACCATCTTTCCAACACCATCTGCGGCAAAAAATGGTACTTTTTTACCATCTTTTTCAACCATTTTTAATTTACCGCCACCTTTTGCATAACCCATTCTATTACGCACTTTTGTAGGTAATTTAGCTAAACCTTTATTTCCTTTAGGAACTGGCTTCATAGAGCCTCCAGGCGCTTTTTTCATAACTGGTTTTTTCATTTTTTTATAATGTCCTGGCATATTAACCTCCTAAGTAAAACGTATCGTATGGGACAAATTTGATTGTGGATGATTCGCTGTCTTCACCAGCGGCAAGCTCAAACTGAAACTCATACTCTTGTTTCAATGGAGCAACTCTATTAGAAACCTCTGGTTTCTTCATAGCTATATAATACGCTAGACCAGCCGCTAGGCATGGCACAAACCTTGGGGGCATATCTGCATCGGTTCCTACCCCAGACGCGACACCAGCGATACCACGAAGTCTATAATACGAGAGAGTGTACGTACTAACATCTGGTACAGGCCAGAGAGTAACGTTAACACCTGTCGCTTGACGATCAACATATATTTGTACAGGTCTTCCTTGAGTATTTTTAGAACTCTGTTGAGCGTAGGTTGAAACACTGATTCGTTCCAGATTAGTGTCCACCTGACTCGTACCACTGCCCGTTCTAATTTGATGCTCAATGAGGTCAATAGTGTCTGTAGGTAACGTATAAGTCGCTGTACCAGATGATAAGGATTGAGTTCCATTTTCTATAGTCCATAAATTTAAACCACGATTTTGCCACTCTAAAGTTAAAAGGTTTAGACTGCGTCTAGCTGTCTTAATATCATATGCTGTTCTCATTTGAAGACCAGCGCGGTCAAATGCCTCTTCAAATATTTCAGGTAAGTCTGGAGTTACTACAGGCATTACTTAACCTTTCTATGAGATCTTACTTTATCTCGTATCTTTTTAGGTTGCTTGACGAACTGCTTACCAGCCTTAGTTCCTTTTCTCTTAGCGCGCGTGGTGGCCGCGTACTCCTGAGACGATAGGGAAGCAATAGCTGATGACGGAAGATAACGTTCTCCTGTGGCTTTTGGCCCTTGTGTGGATGGTTTTCCACTCTTAGTTCTCCACTTTTGTTTAGTCCAAGATTTAAGACTTCTTTGTGACTTTTTTAACGGCATATTAAAAACCTTTATACATAATAAATATTATCACAGTCTATCTCTGTTGACAAATAACCACAGTAAAAAGATAAAGAAACCAGCCACTGTAAGCACAAGAATAAAAATACTGACAATTTCTATTAAATGTCTTCTGGCTTCACGTTGTGCATATAATGTTTCCTTACGTTGCTTTCTAATATCAGCTTCCATGCGTAATAGTTCTTGCCAAGCGTTAGGGCCACACATTGAAGATATTAATTTTCTTAACTCATCTCTTTGATTTTCTAATTGTTTCTTTTGAGTGAATAATTCTATTGCTTCTTCTTCTACACTTTTAGCATTAAATATTTTTCTAAATATTGGTGGATTCTTAGCTTCATGATGCGCTCTATCTATATCGGATACAGCACTCATCCAGCGTGACAGGTCTTTGCCCATCGACTCCACCTGACGGCCGATGGAAATACCTTTTTTTAGTGCCGAAAAAGCGGAACCAGCAATCGCCATTGCCGATATAGGATCGACCATTTATAACTCCAATCTTTCATCAATTCCTATAACCGCCACCAGCTTTCTTATAGGCAGATGCAAGCATTTGTGCTTTACGAGCAGACCATTGACCAGGTGCGCCACCTTTTCCCCCAGCTTTTATGCGATTAAATAATCTTTTTCTCATGGTTGGTTTTGTGTAATTACCAGCTTCATTTACACGCGATTTTGTTTTACCGCCTTTTTTCATTGCTATTGGCTTTTTAACTTTAGGCGATGGACATAATTTTTTAGCGGCTCTCATAACTATCTCCTACGAGTTTTTATAAATCTTTCTAGCAGATTTATTTCTTCTAAAAGACCTATTATTTTTTTGTGATGAAACTGTTAAGTTAGATTTTCGATTGTCTCTAGGATTACCATTTCTATGACTAACGTCTTTCTTGTCACCTTTTGTGACCTTGCCAGACTTAATCATCTTTCTTCTTGCGGTGTTCCTACTAGCTCTGTTTTTTTTCTGCTGTTCTTTAGAATGATAATTTTTATATTCAGATCCATAATTTCTTTTTTTAGAACCAGAAGAAGATATTCTTTTCCCCATGGTTGACCTAGAAATCATTTTATCCAACCTATTACTAGATGAGCTATAGAACCAACCACACCACCCATGGCAAGCATTACCCAAAAAGCGCCTTTCCATCTATTAGCCTGAGCTTTTAACTCAGATACCTCTTCATGAACATGGCGTACTTCTTCTTGGAGTTGTGTGAGCCTCTCTTCTAATCTAGCTAAAGTTACTTCTACTGCTTCCGACATTAACACTTCCATCTTCTTCTAGCTTGCCTCAAACGACTATTTGGATTCTTAGCCGCCTTTGGAAATTTCTTCATTTGACCAGCAGAACGAGCGCAAAACGATTTACGTCTTTTTGCATCTTTACTGCCCTTTTTTACTTTGCCAGTAACTGCTGTTTGTAATTTACTTCCTGGATTTGCTCTTCTGTAAGCGGCAACACCAGCCTTGGTCATTCCCGCCCCAGATTTAGTGGGACGGAAATTCTTCTTATTTCTTGGTGGCATTTTGCCTTTACGCTCTGCCATAGCGAACCTAGGAGAGAAAAACTGTCACAGAAGAAACAGCGGTTAAATCTAGGTACACATCCGTATCAAATAATATTCCTTGGTCAGGAATGTTTACTGAAAAGGTATCGGACGTTCCAAACGAAACATCTAACTTGGTCGTACCACTTGCACCCCCGTCTTTTAATATGACTTGAGGGCTACCAGAACCCGCTGTTTTTACCTGTATCTGCCTTACACGAGCGCGACTAGCAAAGACTGTACCATCAGCCGTTCTCGTTACTGAGAATATATCTGATCTAGACATTACAGTCTCCTATCTTAGGTATCGCCAAAAGGAGTAGCAACTGTTCCAGAACCGATTAAACTTCCTTGTACAAGATACTCTGCAAGAGCTAATGCAGTAACTTCTATGTAAGAACCAACTTTACCGCCTTGTGTGCCGTTGTTGAACGTAATAACATCATTACTTGCGGCTGGTACAAATGCTTTTGTGGTAGAGCCAGTAACAGCTACAGAACCGACAAACTTATCTGTTCCATCTGTTTTGATTTTACCTGAAGTTGAGTTTGTTCCTATGAACAAAGTATATTTTGCACCTATTGTATCTGTTGTAATGGTAGGCAATGTAATCACACCATCTGCATCATTTATTTCAGAGATGCGACCAGCATGAGCGGCAAATGTAAGGGTTGTGTCTTCTGCGGCAATGGCTACAACAGAGCCAGAACCTGAATTTGTCATCCCGTTGTTAGATACAACTGGGCCTGAAAAGGTAGTACGAGCCATATTAATCTCCTTGTCTTGGCTAGTGTCAGCATAAAGCTGTCAAGC